TAGTTGCCGTAGGGTCCACTTGGCCTTGAGTTCGATCGTCTGTGGGATCTCGCACACCCGGCAGCGTACGAGGACGAACGTGATGTTATGAGACCGGAGCTGGGGGTGGCTTTGGAAGACCAGCTCCCAGACGTCGAGGATTTCCCACTGGTGTACGTGGGCGTTCGGCGTGTCGGCATCGATCGGGGCGAACGGGCCGGTAGCTGGCTCTGGCGCGGGATCTGGCCGCTTGTCGTGAGGGCTGTCGCCCCAGTCCTGGATGGTCACTGTGGCCTCCTAGCGGCTGCGTGGTGGAGGGGTTCGCGCGGGTCAATGTCGCGCCAGGTGCCCGGGGGATCTCCGGCCGCCGAGTGAGCGTTGACGCGGTCTCGGATAACACACCAGCGGTCGGCCGGGCCGTTGAAGCCGCAGCTTCCCGTCTGGTAGCAGATAGGACGGAACAGGTTTGCGATCTGTACTTGTTGCCAGCGCTCGGCCTGCGGGCCGTAGCTAATGATCGCATGGATGATCTCGGCAAAGACCTGCTTCCATTCGGCCTGAGCCTGAGAGCATAGCCGCATCCCGGCCATGTTGACCATGTTCCGGAGGTCGGTGTGGTAGTGGATACGAGTTGTGATATTCGTCGGGAGAAGCCCGCGCGCATCCTCGGCAGGCATGCCGCTGTCGACTAGCTGGTTGTATGCTCTCGCGACGTGCGTGACCGCGTTGTCCCATGTTACGCGCCAGGCGTGGTCGTCGGGCTTCCCGTCTAGGGATGGTGGATAAGCGACTTCCGCTATGGCGTTTTCCTTGACCGCGAATCGCATGGACTCCTGGACGAACACCGCGGTGCGCTGCCGTACGAGCTGGTGCGTAAAGGCCCGCGTCACACCTTCGATGAGGAAGTGTAGCGTGATGAATTCGAGTGGCGCGGATATCTTGCTTGCCATGAATCCATCGAGCCACTTGATGGCTTGTTCCTTGGTGATGTTGAGCGGATCGCTATAAACGCCGCCCTGGTATAGTTCCGATGCCGCTGCCATGACTCGGAGCGGCTGGTCAGTCATCGAGACAAGGGTGACGTGCGGGCGTACTGGTTCGCCGAATGCTGATGATAGCGGTTCGGCCGTGTACATTGCCTCGTCGGCCCACTTGCGGATTTCCTTGGTCATCCTTCTACTGTCCTGTTCTCGTAGTGGCGTCGTATAGGTAGCGGCGCTTCCATTGCTACTTCATCCGGCGGACGTTCGTCGTGGTGCCGGAGGGTGAATGCTTCCGGCATGAATTCCTTCAGGATGTCAGTACATTTCTTACAGAGTTCTACCTCCTTGTACTCGTCTTCCCCGACGAATGAGCCGTCCTTGGTATGGTGTACGGTCGCGAGCCGCATGACGGTCGTTACGTTGATACACCGCTCATCACAGCGGTCGCAGAACGTTCTCTTCACTATTGTGTCCTTAGTGGGTCGACGTGACGTAGCTTCTTGGTGCCGCGACGACGTCTGGTGAATCCCGCAGGCAGTTCGCACTTCGGCCACTTAATTGGCGATGAGAGATTACGTCGGAGCGCATTGAGCTGGTGATACCGGCGGTCCAGCTCCCCTGGTATTATCGCTAGCTCGGCTATCGGTGTTGTAGTCGTTGCCTGAAACTGATCGCACACCTCCGCAAGGTCGAGTGCCTTCTGGACTATGTCCATTATGTCTTCGTCGGTGTACGTCCTCAATGCGTAGCGATCCATTCGGCTATGTCCTTTCGGAGTCGGAGCCAGAGCTGGTAGAGGTCACGCACCCGCTCGCCGGGTACGTCCCTCTCCCTATTATACGGCTGTTCGCGGAGATATACCTTCCTGATACCGTTAAAGATCGCATCAGCCGTCTGTTCCGGAAGGTCATCGGCCGCCGCGACGATCCGGTCAACGCCTACCTGGCGTACGAGGTCCCTGTACTTTGTTACGAAGTCACCTTCGCCAAAGTCCACCCCCTCGAATATGACGGCGTCGTACTCGATGCTGTTCCGGCGTAGCCACTCTCTGGTATCAGGATCTATGTTATCAAGGCGTAGGTACGGACGTGTAGTACATATCCAGATCTCGACCCCCTCCTGCCGGATGTTATGGGTGAGTTCGGCAGCGTAGTCGTACACCGGCATGAAGCGCTTTAGGCCGCCCTGTCGGTAGGCAAGCTTACACTCCCGGTAGACGTGGTGAGGCACGCCCATGAAGGTTGAGAGGCGAAGTCCAGGATTGATATCGGTAGAGGATGGCATCTCCTGTCCGAGCCATTGTTCCGCGAACCACAGGAAGTGCTGGTGGTAGTTGCCTAGGGTACCGTCGATGTCGAGTGCGACGACCGGTTTGCCATCTCCGCTACGGAAGTCGGGGTGATGCTTGAACATCTCTCGGATCTCAGGATCGGTCATGAACCTACTCATTCCAGAATCTTCACCACGTCTGGGTATGCTTGGTGGACTAGGTAACTCTTGAGCCACTTACCATAGCGGCCTATCCGGTAGATGTCCGGATTACAGGTACAGTCGGTAGTGAGCGGCTTTGCTACTGCCGCGACGCGCTCGCCTCCGGTCGGCTGCTTCGACCATTCGGTTGTACGGTAGCCGAATACACAGGCATTGCGGTACCAGGTATGCTCGCTAGTGCCGTCGCACACGATCGTGTCCTGAGCTTCCGCTCCAGGCTTAGAGGTACCGGCCGCATAGATCGTATGGTAGTTGAAGGTGTGCCCCTTCTGATGGCATAGGGCTGGCGCGGGTATGGTCGAGATGATCGTCTCAGATCTTGCCTCATAGACTTCCCTCGGCAGTCTACCCGCGACGATCGACGGCACAATGACGAAGTTCACTTTTGAGGATGGAAGTCCATGGAGGTAGCTCCACATGTAGCCGTACGTCGCGCGAATGTCCCAGGCGTCGTGCTCTCCGACAAAGTCCTCCGGTGAAACCTTGCCCTTCCAGTTCTCACCGTAAACCTTGAGCCGGTACTGTTCTGCGGTACCCTGAAGGTAGTAGCCGACTCGGGTGTGCCGTACTGTCTCATACCCCGGTATGGGAGCGTGGAGATACTGACAGCCATATAGCTTGCTCGGCCTATCGGCATTGCTAACGATCAGGACCGTCCGGTCCAAGTTGACGACAGCCGTAGCTGCCGCCAGACCGGACGGCCCACAGCCGAGGATGACAACGTCAGCCGGCATTAAAGACTCGCTGGTACAGCAGTTCCTGCTTGTGGAGCAGGATCTGGCGAACTTCGGAGGTGTTCTTCTTGAAATGCTGCATGGCGAGGATCGCCGTCAGGGCGGTATCGGCTAGCTCGTTGAGGCGTTCTTCTGGCGTCGCGTATATGCCCTTGCGTGGGTTCTGGCCGGTAACGCCGATCTGGGCGTCTACTGCCTCGCCTAGCTCCTCGATGCCCTTAGAGATCCGCGCCCAGTCCTGAGCTAGGGGCTGGTCCTTGTACTCCTGGCTGACGTTCTCGTCGAGCCATTCATCTACGCGGTGGATGATCTGCCAGTCGATTGAGTCATCAAGATAGCTCATCCTGTTATCCTTGTGATTCGAGGAGTTGCGCGGGTTAGCGTGTAGCCCGGGATCTGCCGGTAGCAGACCGTTCCATTGAAGCTCTGGTAGAACGTGAACTGGTGGAGCGGCGCGGGTGGTGGCCCGAACGCCTCGGCGATTGCTTCCTGAGTACTGTGGTCCGAGTACTCGGAAATTATGGTACGGTCGAAGTGCCATCCCTGGTTGCGGTCCGTAATCCCGATCGCGTACCTAGTGCCGCCAAGGTACCTGATGTGTACCGAGACGTAGTCGCCTTGGTGAGCTACTTCCGGCACCGCGACAGGAGGGTTCGGCCAGACTTGAGTCCAGACCTTGTACGTTGTATGTCCGTAGCGTCCCGTGGCGGTGAATCCGCCGCGCTCTCGGCCGTGATGCCCGAGACCTGCCCATATCGATGTCGCTGTTGTCGTAGCGCCCGTGCTAGATGATCCGAATAGCCACCAGGCGGTGGTCATCACGGATGTCGGCCCGGCTGCGCATCCTTCCCATCCTAGGACTGGGCGCGGTGCTGTTCCGGTGAATGCGGCTGCTGCCACTGCTGCTGCTATTGCTGCTGATATTATCATGGCCACTCTCCGGACCAAACGGCCCGGAGGAATTCCGCATGGGTTTCCCTCCGGAGCCGTTCAATCTCTAGTGCTAGGTTGCGAACGATTGGGTTAAAATGGCGGCTCTTCATCATAGCCGCCATCACGCCCGCGCCCACGGGCTGGAGCGCTCCTTGCTCCGCGAGCGGGAGCCTTGGCCGGGGCCGCAGCGGGCTTCGCCGATCGGGCACCGCGTGCACCGCGCGGAGCGGGCTGCTCAGGCTTCGCGGGGGCCGACCGGGTACCCCTAGCGCCGCGAGCGGGAGCGGGCTTGTCAGGCGCGCTACGGGCCGGTGCACGACCTCTGCCGCGCGTCGGGCGTTCCGGCTCCGGTTCCGGCTCTTCTGCCTCCTCCTCTTCGTAGTCCTCCTCATCCTCCGGCTCTGCCTCGTCGGCATCCTCCTCTGCCTCATCGAGGGTAAGCCACGACTTCACGGCGGGCTTCCATTCGCCGTTGTACCGCTCCCGGTCGGTGATGATGTAGGACCAGGCCTCATCGAATTCCTCGCCGGGCCGGAACCTGGCGATCTTGTTGATGGGCGCGCCGTTCTGGTCGTCCTTGTCGGCTACGTCGGTCTTCGTCTTGATGTCCTTGAGTGTGATGCCGAAGTTGTCGAGGAACGGTGCCCACCGAAACTTGGCGCCGCCGATCAGGGCGTAGTTGAGCCAGAACGGGCAGCCGTTGTACTCCTCCAGGTCGTCCGTGTTCTCGGCGGCGAGCCAGAGAATCTTGAGCATCGGGTCGCCGTTCTGCGTCCGCGTCCACCACATCTTGCGAACGTAGCCGAGCAGCTCGATGTCCTTGGGCGGAACTTCCCCATCGTAGCTGTCGAACGTCTCGGTTGAGTACTCGATCGCATCGAGTTCAGCGACGTTGAGGTCTTCGGTTTCTTCGGGCTTGAGCCTGACCATCTGTTACTTTCCTTCGTGTTCGTGATCTAGGTAGTGTTGGTGGAGCCGGTGATCTGCTGCGTGTTCTCCAATCGTTAGGAAGCGGAGGTTGGGGTGACGCTTATGGAGGTGTTTGAATAGCCATATACGCGATTGGCTATCGGGATCGACCAGTACGACTAGTGGTTCGGGTTCGGCGCGGTGCTGACGTCTCGGCGGCATCTTCCCCACCTCTTGCCTTCTCGATCGCCTCGATCATGCGGGACATCTCAAAGTAGCTACCTTCCTCGACATTCCAGAACTTGCCGAGAGCTATGTAGCGGTCCTTTGCGTACCAGGGCGGCATAGGCTGGCATAGCGCACGGCGTAGGATTGGCCCGCGCATATCCCTCGATTCCCGCGCCACGGCATAGTACAGCGCTACCGAGAACTGCGCGCTGACGTAGTCAGAGATCTCGCCTTTCTTGCCCAGGAGGTGAGGGATGATGCGCTCCTCACCCTCGGCGTCGTCGGCGGTCATGCTAGTGGTAATGAAGATGACGCTGAACGGCCCGTCGATTATCCTGTCGACCCAGCGCTTGAAGCCGTTCTGGTACTTCTGGTGGTTCTGGATCGCCGGGATGTCAAGGTCGCGCTGCGGATTGATCTCATTCTCGCGCTGGAGAATCCACCGCATGTACATTTCCTGCATCTTGGTGCCGGAGTCGATCGCGAGCCAGTC